AGTTGGTCGAAAAGGCGAAGTACTAAGCACAGGATATAATGGATTCCCTAGGCATATAGCAGATGATGATAGGTATAAAGACCGAGAACAAAAGTACAAATACATCGTTCACGCAGAGGCTAATTGCATATATAATGCTACATACAATGGAGTAAGCCTTCACAACGCAACTATGTATGTCTGGGGGTTGCCATGTTGCTCCGAATGTGCAAAGGCTATAATTCAGGTTGGTATTCATAGAGTTATTATGAAAGGTGATGCTTTTAATCCTAGATGGAAAGAGTCGACGGAGCAAACCCTACAAATGTTTAAAGAAGCTGGTCTACAATGGGAATTCCTATAAAAATATTAATAGTCGGTCACGGGTTTGTAGGTAAAGCTGTAGACTATGGATTTAGTCATCCGAACGTAGAAAAGACAATCATCGATCCTATATACGGATCAGATGTATCAGATATTATACCACACCTGTTTGATGCTGCATTTGTATGTGTACCAACACCTATGCATTCAGATGGTCAAATAGATAGCAGAATTATAGAGGACGTAGTTCGTAGACTTCACAGTTGCCCAATGATTGTTATCAAATCTACAGCTACGCCAGATGTAGTAGGCCAATGGTCTGACCGTGATCGAATAGTATACAATCCAGAATTTCTAACTGAAAAATCCGCAAACGAACAATTTGTCGAACCAGAATTCCATATCTTTGGCGGTAAGTATGAGTACACAAAACAACTACAAACCTTATATGAAAAATATAGTCTTTGCAACCATTGCCCAACGTATCATATGTCTATAAAGGAAGCAAGCTTTGTAAAGTATACTATTAATAGTTTCCTGGCAATGAAAGTTACATTTTTTAATCAGCTATATGATGCAGTTGGTGACACAGATGCTAATTTTCATACAATCATAAAGGCAGTAGCCGCAGATAAACGAATCGGTCCATCCCATACTAAAGTGCCGGGGTTCGACGGTAAACAAGGATACGGCGGTGCGTGCTTTCCCAAAGACACTAGTGCTCTAACTAATTACAGTAAGAGGTTTACATTAATCGAAGAATGTGTTAGAATTAATAATGAGTACAGAAACCAATATGAATTAGACGAAAGAGAGAAACAGCAAAATGTCAATTATGGACAAACTCAAAAAGAACTCGAAGATCAAAACGACGGAAGTCCTAGCTCAATCTAAGTTCTTTGCAGAAAAGGATATGATTCCTACAGCCGTGCCGATGATTAACGTGGCACTATCTGGTTCCGTGGATGGCGGGCTTACACCCGGACTTACAGTCTTAGCGGGTCCATCCAAACATTTTAAAACTTCATTCGCCTTGCTCATGGCTCAGGCTTATATGGAAAAGTATCCAGATTCGGTTATGCTATTTTATGATTCAGAATTTGGCTCACCCCAATCATACTTCCAGCAATTCGACATTGATACAAACCGTGTACTACATACCCCTGTTGCAAATGTGGAAGAGCTTAAATTTGATCTTATTGGCCAGCTGGAACAATTAGAGCGTGGTGACCGGGTGGTTATCGTAATCGATTCTATTGGTAATCTGGCATCTAAGAAAGAGCTTGAAGACGCGCTAAACGAAAAATCAGTTGCGGACATGTCTCGCGCAAAGGCCCTCAAGGGTCTATTTCGTATGACCACTCCTTATCTAACTATGAAGGATATTCCGTTACTAGCAGTAAATCATACATATCAAGAAATGGGATTATTCCCTAAAGCTATTGTCTCTGGGGGTACAGGCATTTATTACTCCGCGGATAATATATGGATTATAGGTCGCCAACAAGAGAAAAAGGGTACAGAAATCACCGGATACCATTTTGTAATTAATGTTGAGAAGAGCAGATATGTTAAAGAAAAATCTAAGATTCCTATTACTGTTTCCTGGGACGGTGGTGTTCGCAGTTATTCTGGCCTTCTTGACGTGGCTCTTGCTGGTGGGTACGTTACTAAACCTTCGAATGGCTGGTATGCAGCGACGGATATGGAGACTGGTGAGGTGGGTAGCAAAGTTAGGTATGATCAAACTCTAGAGGCAGAGTTTTGGCAACCTATCTTTGAAGATACCGACTTCAAAGAATTTATTAAAAAGCAATATAGTATTGGTTACCAGGCGCCAATAGATATGGATGCTATTGTCGAAGAGGTGTAAAATGTATGAAGAAGAGGAATTCCAGTTTACATATAATAAACTTATAGATTTAGTAAACACTTTATTAGAGGACGTTGATGTTATGATGGTAGCAGCAGTTATGTCCACCATCGGTATGTCACTCTATAGAACATCTTTATCAGAGGAAGATTATAATAAAATGGTAAAGGCAATGTTCGATTTAAAAGGCGAGGTGAAAACTTTTAACCAGAGTGAAGTGTTACACTAAATGAAGATATTGATAATGGGATTACCTGGAAGTGGTAAGTCAAAAATTGCTAGAGAGTTATCGCTTGGATTCGACTGCGCTTGGTATGATGCTGACGTTATACGAAAGATGGCTAACGACTGGGACTTTACCATGGAGGGAAGGCTCAGACAAGCTCGGCGAATGGCCAACTTTGCAGACTTTGAGAAAGGTAACGGCAGAACCGTTATCTGTGACTTTGTTTGTCCAACAGATTTAACCCGCTATATCTTTGATGCTGATTATACTATTTGGATGGACACTATAGAGAATAGTAGATATTTAGACACCGATCTTATATTTACAGAACCTGAATTTTATGATGTAAGGATTACTAAGTGGATAGATCTAAACCAACTGTACAGTTACTTGGGAGGTGGCAACCTTGGCACAGAGGCCACACCGAACTTTTTAAACGAGCTATTCGAAAAACTGGACAAGTAGTTATCCAGGTCAGGGATATGCCCATTACCAAAGACAATCCATATGATTATCACGAAGTGCGACTTTTTATTACAAATGCTTTAAAAAAAGAGGGGTTTGTATATAGTAAGGACTACGAGATAAACCAAGTTCCAAATATAGTAGATATATCATATGGACGTGATGTTGGATATAGTATAACCAAACATGATTTAGGTGAAGAGATACATCAGATATCAGCCACTAAAATTAGGGAGAATATGTAATGGAAGAAAATGTAGACTATGAATTAATCCCCAGCTCTGATAAGAATGATTATTGGAACATCCGGATCCTAACCGGGGAGTTTGTCGAAACCGTTATTAATTTCGGTGCAATAAAAGTAGCTGAAGATGGTGAGCATTTGAACTTCGACTTTTCAGTACATTATTCACCTGTTGGTGATTCTGCTGATAATGTGGATTTACAATCCACTGCAGGTGCGATACTATTAGCCATTATAGAAAATTCGATAAAGGAAACCAATGAACGCTAATATAGAGCAAACAGTCTTGCGCAATGTGCTTACTAATGAGAAGTTCATGCGTAAGGTTTTACCGTTTATAAAGCCTGAATATTTCGATGGTGTTTATCGCCAGCTGTTCAAGGAGGTTGCTAAGTACGTCGCCAAATATAATAGATTGCCTACACAGGAATCTTTTAAAATCGAGGTAGACCAGTCTGATAAATTTAATGACGAACAATATCAACATGCTGTAGAGATTATTCCAAACATATTTGCAGTAGAAGCTATTGATGATAAATGGCTCTTTGATACTACCGAGAAGTGGTGTCAGGATCGTGCTGTGTACAATGCCATTATGGAGAGTATAAGTATTATCGACGGCAAACATAGTACGCTAACTAAAAACTCTTTACCTGATATACTTACAAAGGCACTGGCTGTTTCTTTTGATACGAATATTGGCCATGACTATATCGAGAACGTGTCTGAGCGATACGACTTCTATCATGAACAAGAAGAAAGAATTCCTTTTGACCTTGAGTTCTTTAATAAGATTACAAAGGGTGGATTACCTAATAAGACCCTTAACATCGCGCTCGCGGGTACGGGCGTGGGTAAATCCCTTTTTATGTGTCACGTCAGTGCAGCGGCTTTAAACGATGGTAAGAACGTTTTATATATTACAATGGAAATGAGCGAAGAGCGGATCGCGGAACGTATCGATGCAAATCTTTTGGATGTACCTATTGACCAGCTGGAAACGCTATCTAAGGATATGCTAGTCAATAAAGTTTCACAGATTGCTGCCAAGACTAATGGTAAATTAATTATAAAGGAATATCCAACAGGTCAGGCTCACACCAATCATTTTCGTGCTTTGCTTAATGAGCTAAAGCTAAAAAAGAACTTTATACCTGATATTATTTTTATAGACTATTTAAATATATGTGCATCTGCACGTATGAAAGGCATGGGAGGATCTATCAATTCTTACTCATATATTAAAGCTATTGCCGAAGAGATCCGCGGACTTGCAGTTGAGTTCAACGTTCCGATTATCTCTGCAACGCAGACGACGCGTTCGGGTTATTCTAACTCGGATGTTGGGCTTGAAGATACGTCCGAATCTTTTGGATTACCCGCAACGGCGGACTTAATGTTTGCCTTAATATCAAATGACGAGCTTTCTAAAGATAATCAGATTATGGTAAAACAATTAAAGAATAGATATAATGATCCGAACGTTAATAAGAGATTCTTAGTTGGTGTGGATCGATCTAAAATGCGGTTATTCGATTCAGAAGGATCCAGTGACTTAGTGGACGATACACCTACATTTGATAAAACAGAAATGAATGAACGATTTAAGGAGTTTAAATTATAATGGCTAGATCATCGATGAAAACATCTGGATTTGGAGTAACGCCTCTAGAAAAGATGTTAAATAAACAACGAGCATTAGATAAAGGCAAGACCGTAGTCTATACTATCGCCAATCCAAATAAGGAACAAACTAATAAGCCATTTATTAAGGTAAAGGTTTCTCCACAATCTCGATACAAAAAATTGAAAGAGGTATCATAAGTATATGCATGCAAAGCTTATCTCCTATAGCCAACCCGGCAGTCGTATCCACTCAGGAGAACTTGGTGTCGCGGGACTTGATAACATCCAAGACCTCGTCGCGTATTGTGCCCGTGTCTCCAACCCGTCGAACCAGGCTAACACCAAAACAACGACAAAGCTACTTAACTACCTCATTAAGCACAAACACTGGTCGCCATTTGAAATGGCATCAGCCTGTATTGAAGTCGAAACAACCAGAGACATCGCAAGACAGCTCCTCCGGCACAGATCGTTTTCATTTCAAGAGTTTTCTCAGCGGTATGCTGATATTCGCGATCTTGATGACTCTGTTGTAATTCGTAAGGCTCGGTTGCAAGATCCTAAAAACCGTCAGAATAGTGTCATGACAGATGATATTAACTTACACCAATCATGGGAGACACATCAGCGTCTAGTTTGGAACGCTGCCATGAAAGCATACAATTGGGCAATTGAAAATGGAATCGCAAAAGAACAAGCAAGGGTCGTTCTTCCGGAAGGCAATACACCTAGTCGGCTCTATGTTAATGGTACTATTCGCTCCTGGATACATTATGTCGAGCTACGTTCGGCAAATGGAACTCAGAAAGAACATATGGAATTGGCGCGGGAGATAGCCCTAGCCATATCTAAAATCTACCCAGACATGGTAAATTTCATAGAGGAGATCTAAAATGGGAAAGCATTTATCTACATTTTACAAAGATGATGAATCAGAATACTGTGAAATACACGTGGACTATAAAGAGGAATACTTTTATCTTAAATATTATAAAAAGGATTCCGCTAAGTGGTTTCACACAGAAGAATTCAAAGGTAAGGCTTTAAGATATGTAGAGGATGCAGCTGAGAACTGGGCACTGGGGATTAAAAAAATCGACCCCCAGTATGATGGAACGCTACTTTAGTGTTTACAATGTTAGATAATTCTATTATAATGTGTTATATGAAATTAAGAAAGGTAATCCATGTCAGAAAATTGGGTAGCAGATATTAACAAAATGCACGATAAGTTCGGCGTGCACGAGTGGTTTGAAAAGAATAAACACGATAAAGAACTAATGCAGACTTATCTCCGCTTCCGCCTTAATATGGTAGAGGAAGAGCTGGATGAAACCCGTGAGGCTATTGATAACAAAGACCCTGAAGAGATCGTAGATGGTCTAATCGATCTATGTGTCTTTGCTATTGGTACACTGGACGTATTCGGTGTAGACGCATGGAAGGCTTGGAACGAGATCTATTCCGCTAATATGGCTAAAGATGTAGGTGTAAAGCCTGGACGTCCGAACCCATTCGGATTACCGGATCTAATTAAGCCTGATGGTTGGGTTGGTCCAAGTCACTCTGGTAATCACGGTGATGTGCCACTAGCTGTTGGAGATTAATATGAAAGAGTCATTGAAAATATTACAGCGTGCTGCAGAGATCCAGAACCAAAAAGGTAACGATTACCAGAATCCAAAGTCACGTGTTCGGCAAGCTATGTACTATCCACGTGGATGTGCTACTATCCTGGACATTATGACTGGCAAGATGCTTCGCCTGCAGTCTGTTATGGAGTCTATGGAATTAGATCCTGATTATGAACCAAACTTCGAGTCATTAGAAGATTCTATCGTCGACCTTATTAACTATGCTTCCTTCTTTGGTGCATATATGAAAGGTGGTATCGATGGTCAAGATCCTAGACACGACTTCTTAAACCGTCCTCTTAAAATGCCAGGTGATAACAGCGAATGAAAATACTATTAACTGGCGCTGCAGGATGCGTAGGGTCACATCTCTTGCCTTTCCTTCAAGATCGGAAAGCCCGAGTCACTTGTTTTGCAGGTGATATTAGAGAATGGCAAGAGTGGAGTAGATACCTAGGCACTAAGTGGGATTACTTGATCCATTTAGCAGCTATCCCAGGTGTTCGAAGATCTTTCGAAGAACCGGAATTTTATTATGATAATAATGTCAATGGTACGCATAATGCCTTAACATTTGGACGAATGGCTTGCGAAAGAGTATTATATGCATCATCGTCGAATGCCTACGAATGGTGGGGTAATCCATACGCTGCAACCAAAAAAATGTGTGAGGAAATTGCCAGAGTGGATGGTCGTAGGTTCAAAGGTATGCGGTTCCACACAGTCTGGCCCGGCCGCGATGATATGCTTTATAAAAAGTTAGAACGCGGCGAGGTTAGTTATATCAACGCAAACCACCACCGCGATTGGATACACGTTGATGATCTCTGCGAAGCTATATGGACTATTATGTCTAACTTCAATGACATCCGTGAGAGGGTCTTAGATATTGGTACCGGACAGGCTTTTAATGTTTTAGAAATGGCGGAAAAAAGGTTCCAATGGGAAGGCGAGATCCGAACAGAAAACCCCAAAGGCGAACGAATAAAAACTAGAGCTAATGTACAGTATTTGTACGATCTAGGCTGGGCCCCGAAAAATAATATTATTTAATTTTTTTCAGATAAAATGAAAAAAGGGGGTTTACAACCCCCTAAAAATAGTGTAGTATTCTCATGAATATAAGGCTAAATAACCATGAAACGTAAAATAATAAACACAGCGAGCGGGTTAATTACCATGGGAATAGCAGCAGGATTATTTGCGGCAGCATTATCACTTCGACCGGAAGTAGATCCGGAACAACATAAATGCATGGCACTAAATATTTACCATGAAGCACGTGGTGAAGTTTCAGAGGGCCAAATAGCAGTAGCACAAGTTACTATTAACCGAGTTAAAGATCAACGTTGGCCAGATACTATTTGCGGTGTGGTATATCAGGATAAACAATTCAGTTGGACCCACATGATTAAGGATCATACCCCAACTGATGAAAAGGCTTGGGAAAAGGCCCAAGTTATAGCACGGGACGTTATGATAGGAAATGTTGAGGATCCATCGTTTGGTGCAAATCATTACCATGCTAATTGGGTTAATCCAGCTTGGTCGAAAGAAATGAAACTGGTTCGAGTAATAGGTTCGCACCTATTCTATGAGTAAGGATTTATATGTTACACCATGCATTCAGATATGTAAGATTGGTCAGAATAGAAAATGCATCGGGTGTGGTAGAACGATAGATGAGATAACAGAATGGATTTCATACGACCATGAAAAACGTATGGAAATAATGAGGAGACTTGGATATGGCAAAAGAAAAAAACGTAGTCACAATCGATACATCAACCTTGGCAATTGACACATCAGATTTCGAGGATTATAAGGATTGGCCCAAAGAGGGTTATGAAGAACACGAATATACGTTTACTCTCGTTCCAAATATTGATTACAAATTCAATGAAGCAGAACTAATCAAAGAATTTAAGGAATACGTCGATAGCACATATGGTCAGCACTATGCAAAAGAAAAGTTTCAGGCTACTGAATTCATTGTTGATGGTGGACATGGCACGGGTTTCTGTATTGGCAATGTCCTCAAGTACGCACAGCGATATGGAAAAAAAGGTACCGCTGACGATGCTCGAAAAGACTTAATGAAGGTATTACACTATGCCCTCATCCAGCTCTACGTACACGATAAAGAAGTATAAGAATATAACCATAGCATATGACGAGAATTGGAAAGTGATAATTATGTCACGAAGTAAAAATATAGTTTTACGGTATTTACAATCTCTCGGATATGTGATTAAATAAAGAAGTAGACGTTATAAAGGTTATATGGACCTGGGGGCGGTACCCAGCAGCTCCACCAAAAACACACTTCGCCTATCTGCACAATAGGTGTGGTGCAGCACACAACCCTTAGTCGGGCCAAGAAGGTGTGTTTTTGATGGGGCTGAAATAGGATCGACATGTAGTCCAGTTTACAAAACACAAATGCAAACGATAATTTTGCACCATCTGGATTTGCTCTAGCAGCATAATCACAGGGGGCGGCCACTGCCTAGCAACAGAAGTGTGGCGAATAACAAATAAAGGAATAACAATTATGGAAATTCTAAACAAAGTAAAAACATGGGCAGGAGCATTAGCAGAAGTCGGTATTAGTATCGCAGCTCTTATGATTGTACTAGAAGTCTTAGGACTTGGTGCAATTCCGTTTCTCCCAACAGCTAGCGTAATTACTAATGTTAGCGGGATCATCGCGATGTTAGGCGCTCAGGGACTAGTTGGTTTGATCGCAGTTTGGGTTCTATATGAGATTTGGAACAAAAAGTAATAATAGGAAATAATAATGAAAAAGTTACTTATCACATCCGCAATCGCTACATCGTTCGCCGGCGTAGCATTTGCTGAAGACACAACGGCCAGTGCAGGGCCAACTATTTCTGGAGAAGTTGGATTAACTTTGAAAGAGACTGCAGCCGGCGACATGGCCGGATCTATGGGGCTAGACCTTGGCATCGATGCATCTGGTCTTGCCTCTGTAGACCTAGACTTTAGTGCAACAGATAATAATGCTGTTGTACTGGATAACTGGACCGTAGGTACAGGTGTTGGTGGCATCGGTGTCGCACTTGGTGACGACAACGGTTTGATGCCAGATGCCGAAGGTAACCAGACACTATCTAAACCAGCAATGACTGAATCAGTAGCTGTTAAAGTTGGTGATGCAGCTGTTGCAGTTGGATTTACTGACTGGACAAAAGATGTAACGGATCTAAGCAACTTGCAAGGTTCTTATACACTTGGCATAATGGGTATGAATGTTACTGCAGCGGCAGATTATAACTTCGACACTGAAAACACAGTACTTGGTGCTGGTGTAGGTGGATTTGAAGCTGCAGGTGTTGGAGTAGGTGCTGCAATGTCATATGATATTGATGCGGAGAAACTTGGTTTCGAAACAACTGCTTCAGCTCTTGGAATCACAGCTTATCTGAACGGTGATACCGATGAAATTATGCAAAACATCGGCGGTGAGTATGTTTATAATATTGGCGGTGCTGAAGTAAGCGCCGGCGCTAATTATAACATTGATAACGAAGACTTTGCACCAACAGTAGGTGTTACTTTTAGCTTCTAATATTATCATAAATATTATTATCGGGTTGTCACGTAATAGACACGCAGGGAGCCACGGTTAGCTCCCTATTTTTTATAGAGGAGAATATAATGTATGGAAGATATAGTATTATAAGAACTGCAATATTTCTAGCATGTTTTATTTTTGCCGGAACAGCATTAAGTGCTCAACAATTAGAGCCTCCTGCTAAGCCTGAATTACCCGAACCTGAAACTCAACCGGGTGGGAAGGGTGTTTTAATCAACGCACCTTGTGATTATTTTCCTATTGTATTTAACCTCCAAAAGAATAGTAACGAAAGATTAATGTTTGTAGGTAATGGAGCTATTAAGGAAGCTTCAAGTAATAGGTATTTTAGAGGTGCAGTTGCTGTTTGGTGGAATATGGAAACCAAAAACGCTTCTATTACAATTCAGTTTCCCGATGGTATGATATGTTTACTTTCGCCTGCAGGGAACTTCCAACCCTGGACCGATCCCCAGCCCTGGGAGCCCCCAAAAGTAGATAAACAAAGTTTCTAGAGGATTTTTGTATAAATACGAAAGACCAATAATTCATAAGGAAAGATATTATGAAGAGACTTCTGTCCGCAGTTCTCTTCGTTATGGCATCATCTGTTGTTCAGGCCCAAGTTGCTAATGACGCAGATGGTAATTTTGATAGTACTAGCTATGTAGAAACAAATAATGACAGTACGACCACGACAACAAGCACTGTAACTACTGATAATACGAATACTAATGATACGACGATCACTAGTACAAATACAAATACTAATACAAACACGAATACTAGTACTGTAGATAGTACAACCACTTCGACAAACACGAATACGAATACTAGTACGACAAATAATACAAATACCAATACTAGTACAAATACTAATACGAATACTTCGACTATAGATAACACTACCACTAGCACGGTTAATAGCACTTCTGATAATACATCTAGTGTGACTACGGATAACACCAACACAAATACTAGTACAAATACCAATACCAATACGAATACTAGTACAAATACTAATACAAATACTAATGTTAATACAAACAATAACACTAGTAATACTACCATGAGTAGTACGTCTAGCAATACTAATGCCAATGTAAATCAAAATACATCTACATCAGACGTTACTCAAAAGATTGAATCCCCACCGCCGTCAGCAATAGCACCTACCATTATGTCAGGTGGTAATGACAACTGTACAGTGACATGGTCTAGTTCTGTGCAAACCCAAATACTTGGGATGAGCGGTGGTGGACACATAAGAGATATAAACTGTGAGAGACTGAAGAACTCTAAAGCTCTTTATAATATGGGTATGAAGGTTGCTGCGGTAGCTTTAATGTGTCAAGATGCAGCGGTATTCAACGCTATGAGAATGGCTGGCACCCCTTGCCCATTTGATGGTACTATAGGAGACCAAGCACAGGCACTATGGGATGAATTCCCAGAAGAAAAACCTATTCCACAAACAGAAGAAACTACACCCCATGCTAAAGCAAACACTTTCATCGGTCTTGGTATGCTCTTGGCTCTTCTCGCAATACTCTAGCGCGCAGGACCTAACCCAACAAGATATTGATATGGGAACGCTGTATGCTGCTCCATCGAATCCTGATGATCTGTTGGAATATAATGAACGCACATATATGGAACAGCTGATTGATAATAATGTTACTGCAACTACGACTGGAGACGGTGGGTTTTTAGGAACGGGATGGTTTGAAAGTGAAAATACAACTTACTCTATAGACTCTTGGACAGCCACAACTGGATGTTTAGATCCTTCAGCTTCTAATGGCGGAGATGGATCTTGGGGTGGAACGTCTGGTGGTTCATGTGCTAATATAGGTACTAATGGTGATGGAGCTATTCGTTTCGGATTTAATAATACAATAGTTTCTCAAACACAAGACATTATAAATGATGCTTTAAAAGTTGCTGGTGTTCAAGTTGTTGGATACTTATGGCAATGGAAAGTTAAAAATTACAATGCTAATGATACAAGTGCAAATCAAATCAATAATCAAGACCCATTATATGTAAGAGTCATTGTCAAAGATAATGATGGAAATGTCCTTGATGAAAGAGAGTGGGATTACTCATATTCAATAAGTGACTGGGAACAAAAAAATGGAATGCAGTGGTATGATCCTTTTTTAATGGGCGATAAAGTTGATACACTTACGCTAGAAGTTGAGGGTAAAGATGCTGGTTACTGGGCTGGCTACTGGGGTCCAGAGTTTAGAGAAGCTGGTATCTATTCCATCTTTGTTTATAAAGAACCATTGGATTGTAGTGATCCTTTGAATGATGCTAGATGTCCTGGATATGCTACGGCACTACAAGAACAACAAGAGGCCATGTTGGCCGAACAACTAGCAATGGCGGAGATGACAAATGACACAGGAACAATTGAAGAAGTTAATGAAACTCCACGTACTGAGAAAGTTATTGAAGAATCTCAACCAGGACCAGAACCAGTAGTAGAGGTAATAGAAGATGCCATTGAAGAAGTGTTGGAAGAGCCCATAGAAGTTGCTGGCGATCTTGAACCAGAGATATTAAATGACACTGTGGCGGAAACTGGAACGAGCCCAAGGGTACGGATTAATCCGTTGGATGTGGCTAGAGGCGCTGTTGCTGACGCTGCTGCCGCGGCCAATAATGCCATAAGCAGTGCTACAACATCATCTATTCAATCAGACCAACAATCCACTAGTTTTGTAATGGAGCAGGCCCAAGAGTCTGCTGAACTATCCTTTGAAATGGAGGAGCAATTAATAGAGAACGTACAGTCAATTGCTTCTAATGTTTCACAACAACAATTTGCAGCTTTAAATTTAGAAGAGAATGTTTTGCAGTTAGAAATAATTGTGGATGATGTAAATGTAGAAACCGCAAATGATATTTTAAATAATATTATAAGTCAAGTAACATCTCCTACATTCGAACTTAAACTACCAGAACCAAAAGAAGAAATTGCTGAACCTATGAGTACTATGGAAGAAGCCGAGCTGGTAGCAAAGGCATTTGAAGGCAGTGATGATGAAGATGCACGATCCGCACTTTTAGGATATAACCCATTATTCAGCCAATACCAACAACTTCAAATGGCTGACGCAGATTTTTATAAACCAAAGGAGATTTACCCAAACCAAAAAAATCATGATAACCCAAATTCAAGATTCTTTAACGGGGCAAGTGACGAAAAACATAACGCACTAGTAAGGATGCAATACGACAATAGATGAACTGTCTTTTAGGGTTGGCGCTGTCACTCCATTTGAATATGGATGACGGCTATAATATGATTCATCCATATGCCACATGTGAGCGAGGTCGTTATAATTACGGATTACTTGTAAATAGTGAAAAGAAAATAAGTAATTATTTAAGTTGGGATCTAAATGATAACATTGAATTGGGATTTATGACGGGATACACTTCAGCCCACATAGTTCCAATGGCTAGATTTAAAGCTGGTAACTTTTTTGCTATGCCGGGGATAGAAGATTATAAGTTAAAGGGTATAGTAGCAGGAATAGAAATACCATTAGGAGAAAGATAAATGGCAGAATTTGAATTTGCTGGCACAACATTCAGGGGCGGAAAAATGTTCGCCGTTCTGACGGCATTATCCACGTTAGGCGGTGCAGCTTGGGCCGGCTTTGAGTTCTACAAAGACTACATGGATATGAAAGAGATTATACAAGAGATTGACATCGATGCTATAGCTGCAGAGAATGCTTTAGTGATACAAAAGCTAGATGAGTCTATGCTACGGATTGATGAAGCAATAACGTATACCAGAGATATTAAAAACGATCTAAAGGACGACCTGCTGAAGATGGAAGGTACCCTTGATCGTTTAGATGCTAAGGTAGATGAATCAGTTGATAAGACAAAGGATTCAATCGAATCATTTGAAATTAAGACCGAAAATACTATAGATAAATTTGAGAATAAAACAAAACAACAATTGGCTGAAGCCGCGGCTGATCTAAAAGAAGCTCAAGACGAACTAGAGGTAATGTCGAACAACCTAAAACTAGAGCTTGAAAAGATCAGAGATACTATGGGCGAAATTAGATCAGAAACTTCCGCTACCTTAAGGGAGGTGGAAATGACTATGAGAGAATCTGAAAAAGATACACGTGATGTTATGAAAGAGACGACCGCTGATCTAGAATTTAAAATGGATGATCTTGAAACCGAAATCAAGAAAACAATTGAAGAGGCTTTAGACAATCCACTTAATGACTAGGAGGTATTATGTCTATTGAGAGATGTTATGAAATGTCGCAGTTGGCCGGCATTGCTTATTTGGATGGGAAAGAAGCTAAAAAGCTTTATAAGAAAATGGGATGGAAAGGTCACAAGTTCATCGAAGTGAAAGGTGCGCAGTGTCATGTAATTTGGGACGATAAGGAAATGGCTATATGTTTTAGAGGCACAGAGCCAGATGAATTTTCTGATGTTAAAGCAGATCTAAATGCTTGGCCTGATGCAGCACACAATGGCCATGGTAAAGTCCACAATGGATTCCAAGAAGAAGTTAATAAAATTTGGCACAACATTCTAGAGGTCATGGAAGCCCAGAAGTGTTACCATTTGTATATCTGTGGTCATTCTCTGGGTGGTGCAATGGCTACTATCGCAGCAAGCAGGTTGGGCGATAAAGTTACTGGTCTATACACATACGGCTCACCAAGAGCAGGAAATGCTGAATGGGTGAAATCAATTAAAGCCCCACATTATAGACATGTAAATAACAATGACATAGTTCCTAAGGTTCCGTTTAAATGGATGGGATATAGACATCATGGGGAGTTGCGCTATATAAACTTCTATGGAAACATTAGGAAGATGACAAGTTGGCAAAGATTTAAAGATGGTTGGCGTGGTCGTATGGCAGCATGGAAAAAAAGACAACCCTTTGATGGAGCGAGAGATCATGGCATGTCGAATTATATCAAATATTTGGAGAAAGAAAATGGCTGAAGAAAAACAAAAAATGATCGAAGCGGTGGATCATCCGGAAGGTAAGTTTGAGCTTGCAATCCGAATTTTAGGGAACGAAGTGCTTGGACTACAAATGAAGGTGGATGACTTTAAAATGAAATGGCTACTGATTGGTATATTCAGTATTGCAGTTCTTATGTGGGTAATGAGTTTGTTTGGTCCAGCTATTATGAGTACATACGGAGGGATCTAATGGAAATGCTATCAAGAATGTTCGGTGACACATTATGGATCTATACAGCCATTGCTGGATCTCTAGTGGGTGCAGCATTTTTGGCATGGTTTAGAAATACCCACGCTGCTTTATGGCTTATGTCTAAATTTGACAAGCTATTGGATTATCTTGTGGATAGGTTTGGTTGGGACTGGTTACAGGATGATCCTGATGCCTGGCGTAAACGCTATCCCAAGGTAACCAGTAAAATAGACAGCATAGAAAAACGATTGGAGGAAATCGAAAATGGATTGGGTAAAAAGTAGAATGAAGGAAAGAACCTCATGGGATGGGGCTGCCCTGGTAGCTTTAGGTCTTATGACTTTGTTTCTAGCCCCACTCGCTAAGATAGCCGCAGGAATAGCTATTGCCTATGGTGCTTGGACTATCTGGAAAAAAGAATAAAAAAATTCGAAAAAAATGAAAAAAGTCAGGGGGGAGGGGATTTACATTTGAACTGAAATACATTATATTAGTATTATCAAAGGAGATAATACAATGTATACTTTCGGTTCGAATGATGTTTTCTCAGACCTCGTAAAAGATGTTTATGGAACTCGTGGGCCCGCTAGAGACAGCGGTCACCTTTCTAGTTTCTATCACGAATGCGATGAAGTCAAACAGCAGATGTGGGACGAACTTTGCTACCAACTCGAAGAGAATACTAAAGCTGAAAAGCTCTTCGAAAAAGAGTGTGTCCAAAAGTTCGAGGCTCGTGTCAAAGACGTAATGGGTCTTGGTGCTATCGATCGCCTCACCGCTATCAGATGGATTATTGGTCCTGAAAAGTTCTACCACATTCAAGACGTAGAACATTTTGTTTGGGAACAAGGTATCCTATTCACCCCTTATGGTAAGAAACTTATCAAAGAAATCGAAGCCGTAGTAGAATACGAGGAAATGGTATAATGGGAGTTATATATAATGGAAAAAAATACGATGACCGCCATGGAGGTCCTTGGGATCGCGGATCTGCTGATTCGTATTATCGTCGTGGGTTTAATCCTCACTTTTTTTGCAGCGCAACTTATCAAAGTAATCGGGTAGATGAAGGTGAAATGAGCGCAGATGAACTTGAAGCCTATCGCGCTGGGTATGACTATAATGAAGAGATGGGTTACTATAAGGAGTGGTAATATGAATATTCGTGGTATTGAAAATCTTCCTCTGGCAGAAGCAAAAGAGCTTGGATTAGAGTATTTAAAACAGCTTAAGGTCAAGAGGACTAAAATGTTCCGCTTGACTAAAGACATCAACGAAGCCCCTAATTCAGCCGAGGTGTCTCGGATACTTTGGATGTTAGAACTAGCCGGATCTGGAGATGGAGTTATTGGTTCGGCATTTAAAGGCCACTACAAGTACAATGCCTAGTATAATCATTGGAATAAATCCTACTAAGGCACAGTACCGTAAAGGCTGTGCCTGGTATCGTCTACAGGATTGGATCGATGAATTGGATGTGGGCATTGTAGCCTTTACCAATCTATCCCACGATCCACACTGGGACAAGCGCACGCTCGACCGCGAGCACGTACTCGCGTGCGTACGCGGGCACGATAAAGTAATAGCATTAGGTGGTTTAGTCTCTAAGGTACTAACTAAACTTGGTGTGGATCACTTTACCTTACCCCATCCATCGCCCCTCAACCGTCAAATAAACGACCCTAAATTTATTTCAAATAAATTAAAAAAATGTCGTAATTATTTGAATTAGGGGGTTTACAAATGAATCGAAATACGACAAAATAGTATCTATCAAATAGGAGAATATATTATGGCACATATGGTTGAAACTATGGCATACGCTGGCGAACTACCTTGGCACGGTCTTGGTGAAAAGGTCTCTAACGATCTTACACCAATTCAAATGATGAAAAAAGCTGGAGTGGATTGGGAAGTTCACGCAGTCGAGTCATTCGTAGAATTCAATGGCGAAAAAATGCCCACCGGTCAAAAATCACTTATCCGTGGTTCAGACGGTCGCATCCTCACCAACATCGGTGAAAACTGGAACCCAGTCCAAAACGAAACCGCCTTCGAATTCTTTTCAGAATTTGTTCTTGCTGGTGATATGGAAATGCACACAGCAGGTTCATTACGTGATGGTGAATATGTTTGGGCACTGGCAAAGGTCAAGGAATCATTCGACGTATTCGGCGAGGATACTATCGATTCTTACTTGCTCTTTAGTAACCCTCATAAGTATGGCAAATCAATCGATGTTCGCTTCACACCAATCCGTGTGGTTTGCAACAATACATTGACTATGTCACTGGAAGCCGAATCTAAAAATAGTGTACGTCTTTCTCACCGTACTGAGTTTAATCCAGATATGGTAAAAGAAACACTTGGCATCGCTCACGAGAAATTTGCTAAGTACAAAGAAATGGCTCAGTTCCTTGGTTCACGTAAAACCTCTGCCGAGTCACTTATCGAATACTATAATTCAGTATTCCCAAATACTTCTCGCACAGAAATGCCAAAAGAAGTTAAAGCTTACGAGGATCTTTCTCGCAATGCTAAACTCTGCTTTGATGTTCTTGATACCCAGCCAGGTGCAGAATTTGCACAAGGTACTTGGTGGCAGGCCTTCAACTCAGTAACCTTTGTTACCGATCACGTACAAGGTCGGAACAAAGATAACCGCCTCCACTCTCAGTGGTTTGGTCAAAACGCAGCACGTAAGGTTGTTGCAGCAAACAAGGCAGTCGAACTGGCGACTGCCGCTTAATCTAAGGAGATACATTATGGAAATTACGGAAATTATGCTTAAAAGTCAAAAGTATGGCGATCTTGCACTGGACGTGATGCGTTATCAGCCCATGTCAGAGACGTATGTATGTCAGATCATCGCTGATGATAACGGTGACCATGATTGGCTACTAGTAGATAAACACAATATTGAGATTGAACATGGGGATGAGATGTATCTTTATACCGACACTGCTGATTACGTCAGCGGCGGAAATTTCGTTCAACCAGTAAATAACGAGCCTAAGAAAACTTTTAAGGTGACTTTCGAAGGTACAGATTATGAGTCTATAGCTAAAGCTCTTAAAAATATGGACGATTCTGATAAACGTTTTACCAACTGGGAGGATGTTGCTACTCATTATAAATTTGCAGGATATAAAGGAGAAAAAGACGGTCGTACAATCCGCCGAGCAAAGCAGCAAACTCTTAGTGTAGCCAGTCGATTCAATCGTCGGTATAACGGTAAACTTTCAACTAAATTAGTTGAGTCTGGGGTTCCTGCTTCTACTCTTCCGGAAAGCTTATTGGCGACTTAAAATGACCAAGTACGTGCACGATAATCATGTTCACGTATACTATTTGTCTGAGGGGGTTTACGGAACAACCTTAAGGCAGTATAGTAAAGACGATGGCGTTCCTGCATCTAAGATAACCTTGGATGCAGACGCTGTGGTTAAATTCAAAGAGATGCTTACAAGAGGAGGATGGTATGAATCAACGGCGGGGTAAAACACATAAGGCAGCATTAGGTGACGGTCTGCAGGATATGAAACTAAAAATGTTTTTCAAGGATTGCGCAGAGGTCTTAGATGCTGACGGTCAGGAGGATGCCGCCTTTTACTTCCATCAAATTGTGGAACACCTTATGGCTGGTAAGTCCTTACCGCACGATAATAAACGTGAGGCAGCAAGAATCTTAGGGGTGTGACACTTTATATACACATTTGAATTATAGCGGTACCGTTGCGAAGTCGGCGGTACTTTTTTTATAATTACTCATAAATGAAACAGGAAGTAGAAATGGGTAACACAAAACTATGGAAAAGGGTAAAGAAGATGGATCTAGGTAATCCTGTAATTACAGCTCTGGTCGGGTTGGTAATATTTTATATTGGCCTTAAAACCTTCTCGGGAGGTATGAAGTCGATGGGAAATATGGATCACCTACAATTCTTTTTAGGTAATCCAATTTATATGTTCGTCGGTGGAATAGTCATGACTCTTTTGTGGCAATCCTCCTCTCTTTCAACTACAGCTATTATTGCATTAGTTGCATCTGGGGCTTTACCTCTTCCAGCTGCAGTTGCAGCAGTTCTAGGGGCTAATATTGGTACCACGGGTACGATATGGCTAGCTGGCTTTTTTGTTTCAGACGGATGGCCTAGAGGTGATACCCTTCGAATAGCTATGGCACATACTGGAATGAATTTAATAATGGCATTGATGCTTCTACCATTTGTTGGGCATATAGCAAAATATCTTTATAAATTTTAAAAAAAGGGGGTTTACAATCGATTTGAAAAGCGGTAGAGTAGTATTATCAATAAGGAGATACCTCTATGATTATTAAGTCTGACCGCACAAACTCTTATATCGCAACTGTAGATCTGAAAGACCCCGATGACCAAGCTTGGATCAAGGCAATTCGTAAGACTGTAAAAGAATCCAATGAATTCCAAAAGTCTAAAGGTAGTCTAAAACGTCAGTATGTAAAGCTTCAAGGTCGGGGACATAGAATGGGTAATCGTCGTTACAACCAATCACTTCCCCTTTCCTTCGCTGAAAAAGCAGACATATACGTCTACGATCGGTAATTCAAAACCCGGGTCTTTCCCCGGGTTTTTTGTGTCTTATAAATACATAAATACAGTTAAAAACAAGTAACGGTAATGCTTCGATTCAGAGATTTTTTAACGGAAAGACGTAGTATGTATTCACCTATGACACGTGCTCAGTGGCTAAAAGTAAAGGCGCGAACCACTGACGTGCGATTGGACATTTTAGCACAAGCTATAAAAGATGGGAGTGCAGTCCCAGATGTAAATGGTAAGGATGTTTCTATACCTAACACTAAAGCAAATCTAGATGCTATTGAAAACTTTAAATCTAGCAAAGATCAATATTTCATTCTTACCCTTGCTGATAAATCTAACATACTTTCTAACACACTGGGTAAAGCACCGATATTCGGAGGTGCGGGACAAGGAGCTGGTGCGACAGGTGTTACCGCTAACGGAGAAGCCCTTCAGTGTTTATATCTTGCCGCACTGATAGGTGAAGGGGTAAAGAAGGAATTTTCACATTTTACTCCTGAGGTCCTAAAGAAATATTCTACGGTTATTGATACTGATCGTACATTTGAAGATATGATGAGCTCGGCAGAAGGTTGGCACATATCTGCATACGTATCAGGTAAAGCGTTAATCGATAAAAAATATGTGGGGAAGGATCACACTTTCCATAGAGGCTCTACTAAAATGAATGAAATCTATAAAATGAAAACGAAAGCTTTTAGGGCGGATGGGAAACCCCAGTTGGCAGGCGATAAATGGAACCCTGGAGATATATGGGCGATTAAGAAAACCATTAATCTATCTACTAAATTGGATGCTACTAGTGTACAGAATCTTAATTCTACAATTAAGCAGGCTTTCATAGATCGAGATATTGTTGGTATTTCTCTAAAGCAGATTAATAAACTTACTACCAAAGCAAAGTTAACCGATTATAATTTGGATGGCGTGGAGCTTGGTAAACATACCTATGATCATTCTATTCTTAAAGCCTCTACTAGAAACGCTACATTCTGGTCATCAAAAGGCGGATATATATTCTTTGATCGTCAAAAGAAAATGGATGTTAGAGCCCCTACTAATTTAGGTCCACTAAACGTAGAGATTCAAGGAACTGGCGCAAGAGGTGGACGTAGTGGATATGGTTCAATTGAATACGCTGCGAAGGAGTATTTAGGTGTAACATTAAAAACTAACGATCAGCTTAAAACTGCTTCGCGAGCAATGCTAGGTGGAAAGAATGAAACTTCGGCAAAAGCGCTTTGGGAAAAAGCACATTCAATTCATTCGGATATAGCCTGGGAGCCGTTTTGGGAGGAACTAAAAAAACAAAGTGTTGATCGGATTCATGCTAACTTGGGTGCTACAGAAATAATCTATGCAGTGGATCAAGCAACTAAAACAAAACGGGATCAGTTTATTTCTTATCTAGTTAATCTGGCCGGATCTAAAACCTCTGATTCTTCAGTGTATGTAAAAGTGGAGGCCGGAGCATAAATGGCACAATTTAGTGTAAACAGACAAAAACATCTAACACAAGCAACTAGAAATGACATTCATGAGGTTATGATGATCTCTGATCGTTATGGCAACATCATTAACCCTGCTGGTCAAGGTGGATCTGCTACAGCTGGTGCATTTGGTGAATTAATCACATCGGAACTTTCTCCGTTCTTTCAACTTGATGGTTTATATGGAATAGAATCTGAGTTCAGACAAAACCAATCCGGTTCTGGATCTTCTTTGATTGATAGTGATGGTATTATGACAGTATCATCAGGTGGTACTGCTGGATCCTTTGCCACACTCAGATCGAACAGATCAGTTCGTTATAGACCAGGTCAAGGTTCAGTTGCACGATTTACTGCAATGTGGCCAAATGGTCAAGTAAATGGTTATCAACAAGTTGCTGGATTTATCAATCAGAATAACGTTTTGGGTGTAGGATATAACGTAAACAATTCCAAGTTTGCAGTCCTTCGTCGATACAATTCAAATGCTCATGTTGCTAAGTTTGTTATTACTGCTGCAGCAACTGGTAATGAAACAGTTACGTTTACTCTTAATGATGTTGTAATTCCGGTTCCAGTTACTGCAGGAACTATTTCTCATAACTCATCTGAGATAGGTAATTTTCCCATTCCCGGATGGATCGTTGATTACTGTCAAGATACTATTACGATGCTTTATAATGGACCTCCCGGTGTATTACCTGGAACATTCTCGGTTACAAGTGATGGTACCTTTGCAGCTACATATACTGAACTTCAACCTGGTGCGGTTCCTAATGACACTTGGGTATATCAAGATGATTTTAATATTGATCCTCTTAATGGTAGAGGCCCATCAGGTATGATTATTGATACAACCAAACTTAATGTATTTCAAATTGACTTTAGATGGTTAGGTGCAGGACGTATTAGGTTTATGATTGAAGATGGTAATACTGGCCTACTGTTCCCATTCCATGAAATATTATATGCAAACAGTAATACAGTACCACACTTATCGAATCCATCATTGCGTATTGGATATGCAGTAGTAAATGCTGCTCCTGGTCTAGGCACTGGAACTGATGTCCGAGTGAAAGGTGCTTCTATGATGGGAGGTATTGAAGGTCAGATCATTCGTAATAATACAGCAAGATCTGTATCTGCTTCTTCATCAGCATCTAAAGCTTCTGGTTCTGATCACCATGTATTAACCATTAAGAATAATAGAATTAATGAAAATGGTAAACCGAGTGTACTAAATCAACGTGAGATTATTATTCAAACAATTTCTGCTGCAGTTGTTGGTACTGGTACATCATCAGATCCTGTTCAATTAAAGTTATATCTTAATGCTGATACTACTGCGAATTTACAATATACAGGGGTCGGAGATGGAAGTACAGATACATCAGAAACTGTGACTACTATTGTAGCAGGCCAAACAGAAAAGCTGATTGGTTCTTATTCATTCTCACCAGGTTCTGATGTTACACTTGATGTATCAAACCTAAGGATTATTCTAACACCACTTGATAGATTAAGCATGTCAATAAGCTCTACTGGTACTCTAAACGAACACGCAGTCAACATTAACTACGAGATCGAGTAATGAATTTTTCAGAATATATAACAGAATCTAAAAATACACACATGACCCATATCGAGGACAAAGTTCTATATGGCGGGGTCAAAGGAACACGGGATGCTATAATGGCTCTTCGGAGCCTAAGAGATATGTTAAGAGGTGAGCATGACGGTAATGTATCTGTTAAGTGGGATGGTGCTCCTGCTATTTTTGCTGGCACTGATCCACGTGACGGCAAATTCTTTGTCGCCAAAAAGGGAATCTTTAATAAGAATCCTAAGGTCTATAAATCTGACGCTGACGTGGATGCTGATACTAGCGGTGATCTGGCTGTTAAGCTTAAGCTCGCACTAAAGCATTTACCAGAATTAGGAATTAAAGGCATTATCCAGGGTGATTTTTTATATGGGCCAGGGGATATTAAAAGGAAAAAGATTAATGGTGAGGACTATATTACTTTCCACCCTAATACTATCGTCTATGCTATACCTGCTAGCAGCCCTTCTGCTGCAGCGGTCAGATCCGCGAAAATCGGAATCGTATGGCATACCACTTATCGGTCCTCCAATCCAAGTGGAGGTTTTGCCACCTATCGGGCAGACTATGGAGTCGACGTTTCCTCGCTAAAGAAAAGTAAAAACGTTTGGTCGCAGGATGCAATGTTAAGAGATCTAACCAAAGCAACCATGAGTAAAAAGGACACAGATGATGTTAACGCGAATCTTTCCGAAATTGGCAAACTATTTAACCAGATCGCCGGATCAACCCTTAGGGAGCTTGAATCACATGAAGAGCTACCGCGCCTCATTGAGCAATTCAATAATAAGTATGTCAGAAAGGGACAGGTCATTGGAGATTCAGGAAGACACGTATCAATGCTCATTAGGTGGATCAGACTTAGATACGCCAAAGAAATAGCTAAAAGAACAAGCGAAAAGGGTAAAGCAACCCAAAGAGATAAACTAGAAAAAATATTAAGCTTTTTTTCGAACGATAATAAAAAATCACTAGAAAAGATGTTTGATCTACAAAAATTGATCGTTCTTGTGAAATTAAAACTTATAAATAAGCTTAATACTTTACAAAATATTTCAACTTTTGTTAAGAGTAAGAATGGATTTAAAGTAACGGGAGCCGAAGGCTTTGTTGCTATTGACAAATTAGGTGGTGACGCTGTGAAACTTGTTGATCGTATGGAGTTCTCATACAACAACTTTTCACCAGATATATTAAAAGGATGGGACAAACCAACGAGGAACTAAATGGCAAAGGTCAGTTTTAAAGATTTTACCCCTGTAGATAACATGCCAGGCGAAGATGAATTAATCAAACGTCAGGCGAAAAAAAGAAAAATGGATGTTTCCACTTCAGAGGAAACCCAGATAGAGAATTCAGAAATGGATGAAGCGTGGACAGTAGCTCAACGCCGGAAGGCTAAGAGACGGATGCAAAAGTTCCAAGCCCGTATCCAAGTTGGTGCAAAAAAAGCCAAAGCTAAAATTGCTAGTGCTAAGGTTCTAGCTAAGAGAGCCCAAAAAGCTGCTCGTAGAGCAATGGCTAAAAAGCTGACTCAAGGTATTGCTAAGAGAGATCTTACCCCCTCTAGAAAAAAAGAAATAGAAGCCCGTCTAGATAAAATGAAGCCCCGGGTTAACCGGTTGGCTAAAAAGTTGTTACCACAACTAAGACGTGCAGAAATGGGTAAAAAGCGATCTTAATATGTTTAACAGTTTTTCACAGTTTTTAGTAGAAGAGGAAAAGACTGTATTCTTTACGTTCGGGAGGATGAATCCCCCGACGATTGGTCATGGTAAGTTGCTTGATGTTTTATCCCAGAAATCTGGATCCAATCCGTATAGAGTCTTTCTATCCCAATCCCAGGATCAAAATAAGAATCCATTAAAATATCAAGAAAAGATTAAATTTGCTAGGAAGTTATTCCCTAAGCATGCTCGATCCATTATGATGAATAAAAAAGTTAATAATCCTATGGCCGCAGCATCTGCTCTGTATGACGAAGGGTTTATTAACCTAGTAATGGTGGTTGGATCAGATCGTCTTAGAGAGTTTGACATCTTACTAAACAAATATAATGGTAAGAAATCTACCCATGGATTCTATAATTTTAAATCAATTAAAGTAATCTCTGCAGGTGAAAGAGATCCTGATTCAGAAGGTGTTGAAGGTATGTCAGCATCTAAGATGAGAGGCTTTGCAAAGGATAATGACTTTGTATCCTTTTCACAAGGATTACCAAAGGCAGTTTCTAATCCTGATGCCAAAAAAATGTTTAACACTATTCGTAAGGCAATGGGATTAAAAGAGGCTAAGCAATTTAAAAACCACGTACAACTAGAGCCAGTATCCGAACTTAGGGAAGCCTACATTCGAGATAACATATTTGAGAAGGGTGACCAGGTCGTAATGACTAGACATGGGATTGTTGGTAACATCCAACATCTTGGTACGAATTATGTTATTGTGGAATCTAAAGGAGAGACCTGGAGATGTTGGCTGGATGATATTTCTAAGGTTGATCCCAATCAACAAGTAAACTGGGATGTACAGGATATTCCTAACGACGACAATGATGGTGTGGTTAGAGAATCATTACAAGAAGCAAATCAACCCGAATGGGGTACACCAGATTCTACTAAAAAAGCTAAATCCATGACACCCGGAGAAAAATCTGAAGGTCTTTGGGCTAACATTTGGGCTAAGCGCGCACGTGGCGAGCGGATGAGAAAGAAAGGCGAAAAAGGTGCGCCTACACCTGATGCTATTAAAAAGGCTCAAGGTGAAGATGTAAATGAATATGGTGGACCGCCAATCTCTCGTAAAAAATATCTAAAGCAAAAACCTATGCAGGAAAAGATTCAGGTTCGCCAAGATCCTGATATTGATGACCGCAAAGGCTCACAGCCTGCTACATTCCAAATGGGTATAAAGTCTAAGTCTACAAAGACAGCACGTGACGCACACTTTAAGAAAATGTCTAAGCGTGATGATCACGGTAATCCAGATCTATATAAAGATGCACCAGGTGATAAGAAGGCTAGAGCAAAAGGCACAAAGCCATCACAGTATACGAAAA